CAATTAACATCATTGCTTGAAGATGATCTTGAAGCACTTGAAGGACGGGTAGATGAATGGAAGGAACGTCGGGCTGAAAAGATAGCAACAAATGAAACTGTCAGAAATTCAAGCGCTATTTATCAGGCGGTGGCATTCGGGGCCGGGTTTACAACCGTATGGAGAAACCGGGGGCCAAAAACCTGTCCATATTGTAGGAGCTTGGCGGGCAAACGGGTTGCAAGTGGGCAAGCTTTTGTAAATGATGGTGATGAGCTTAATCCGGATGGGGCAGAAGCACCTATGAAAATCAGGGGGTTGAAAGCTCATCCTCCCTTGCATCAAAAATGCTTACCTGGGAACGCTCGTGTAGCGGCCTTTGGTGTCACGGCCAGTAGTGAAAATTGGTTTGATGGAAATCTTTTTATCATTCACACTGCCAGCGGCAATAAGCTCTCCTGCACCTCTAATCACCCGATATTCACGTGTCATGGATGGGTTAATGCTGATGAAATCAATATAGGAAATCAAGTAAGAAAGGCTGTCTTTTCCGATAGGGACGCCCCCATAATCAGAAATGACAAGAATATGGAACCCTTGATTAAGAATGTATCTAAATCTTTCATTGACCTTAGCAAGATGATTGCCATACCAGTGCCAACTTCCCCCGAAGATTTCAAGGGCGATTTGCCCGATGGTAAAGTCACAATTATAAGGACCGACGGCAGTTTGTTGCTTGAAAGAGATCCCGGCCTTTTCCATGAGCTTAGAAAATTTAACCTCAGTCTCAGAGATTCCGAGCAATTCAATTTCACGAGTCAAGGCGGATTTGCAGAGTTCGTCAAAAGTCGGTTTCCTGCCCAACGTAGCAGCATGAGCAGCCGTGACTTGTTGCTCTCTTTGGGAGACGGTCATTCTATTCCAATTAATCTTTCCAGCCTCACTTTGATTTCTATGGGTAATCCCATTGATAAGGAGGTTTTTATTGACTACGGCTCTGGAAATTCCGAGCCTATTGGATATGGAGTAGACGGACTCCCCATTGATGTATTGTGGGACGAAGTCGTTAAAGTTGAGAATAATGTTTTTCATGGCTTTGTTTACAACCTCCATACTAAAGATAATTTGTTTTTTGCTGAAAATGTAATGGTGCATAACTGTGATTGTTATCTCAGTATATAACAGTAATGTCAAGCATTAAATGTGATTGCTACATAAAAAGGTGATGATATGCCAGAACTAAAAAAAGAACTAAGAATTTTAAAAACGGCTGAATTAAGAGTCAAAAAAGATGGTGATGAACCAGCAAGGATCGAAGGATACGCCGCTGTATTTAATCGAGACAGTGAAGACATGGGATTTATTGAACGCATTGCCCCTGGAGCATTTAAAAAATCATTAAAGACTTCCGATGTTCGGGCATTGTTCAATCATGATTCCAATATTATTCTTGGCAGGACATCCGCCGGAACTCTTGAGCTTAAAGAAGATAAAAAAGGGCTTTTTATGTCCGTCACGCCGCCTGATACGCAGCTTGTCAGGGACATGGTACTGTCACCTATTGAAAGGGGTGATATCACTCAGCAGTCATTTGGGTTTACCGTCAAAGCTGATGAATGGAAGAATCTTGACGATGATAAGCAAACGCCAACCAGAACCATTACGGAAATCAGAGAGCTTTTTGATGTCTCTCCCGTAACTTTTCCAGCCTATCCAGATACCGCAGTAGCATTGCGGTCACTCGATAAGATAAAAAAAGACGCCGCAACCGGCGCAGAAGACACGGCAACCCGTGCAATGGATGAAGCAGTCAATTTAAAAATTGATATCATTAATGCAGAAAGAACCCAAGGAGGGTTAAAAAGATGAATGAACTCGAAAGACTTCAAAAACTGTACCGGGAAGCCATGGCAAAGCTCAAAACAATCAGAGCGATTAAGCCGGATGACTTGACAGATGAAAAGCGCACAGAAAGAGATACTCTAATTACAGAAATTGAGAAAATAACCCGTGATATTGATGCTGAAAAAACCGCTATGGATTTTGAGGTAAGAAATACACCTGACCCGAACGACCTTGACCCGGACATGAGCGGTATTGTGATTGAAGATCAGCCGGTTTACAGAGGCACCCAGGCCGCCGCATTTGGACAGCAAATGGTAGACGTTGCAACCGTTACCGATCCAAATCTAAGAAATGGCTCAAACGCAAAAGAGGCCAGTTCCAGGCTTGAACAGAACACCAAACGAGCCTTGACCCTGATTGAAAAACGACAGGGCCAGCCAGCCAGCCGGGAATTTATTGATAAATCCATGAAGCCTCTTTTTTCTGAGGAATCAAGGGCAGCCGGGAGCGGTCAAATCCAGGGTGTTGGTTCTGAAGGTGGTTTTTTGCTACAATCTGAAACCAGTATGGACCTGATGACAACCGGGTTTAATAATTCTGAGGTTCTGAAACGATGCCAGCGAAGAACCATAACCGGATCTGAAAGCCTTGAGATCATAGGACTTGATGAAGTCAGCCGGGCGGATGGCTCAAGGGGCGGCGGCGTTCGTGTTTATACTGATTCTGAACTTGGGCAGATTTCTTCAAGTTCAACAAAATTCAGCAAGATCAAACTTGCTCCTGAAAAATTGACCGGGATGTATTACGCATCAAATAAAATCCTGATGAATGCAACCTTTCTTGGCCAGGAAATGGGTCAGCTTTTCCGTGAAGAATTTGCTTTCAAATCTCAGGATCTTGTCATGGAAGGAACCGGGGCCGGTCAGGCGCTTGGCTTGAAAAATTGTGATTGTAAAATTGATATCTCAGCAGAAGACGGCCAGGACGCTGATACAATTGTATCTGAAAATATCCTAAACATGATCATGCGTTTTCATCTTCGTGGTGGGTCTGGATCAGCCGTATGGCTTGCAAACAGAAACGTATATAAAACTTTGCGAGAAATGACCTACGCAATCGGGACCGGCGGAGAAATGGCAAGAATGTATTTACCACCTGCAATTGGCGGAACAACTGGAAGCATGGAAGGATATCCGGTAGTATTCATCGAACAGGCAGAATCCCTGGGCGATGCGGGCGATCTCTGGCTTTGTGATTTCAGTCAGTACCTTTGTGTTGATTATGGTGATATCAACGAGGCTTCAAGTTTGCATTTTAAATTCGATTATGACCAGACCACTTTTAGGTTTGTTTATTATTTTGACGGTCAGCCACGCCTTGTCAGTCCTATTACCCCATTTAAGGGTTCAGGCAGCACGGTATCACCATTTGTCAGAATTGAAGCAAGATAAAAAATAACCCCATAAGGAGGGTATAAAAATGAGTAACTTGACTTTACCAGAGGCATTTAAGATCATCCAGGGCCATGAACCGGCTGTAGGAAGCGCTTTGCTGAATACGTCCGATATTATTTCCTGCAAAAATTTTAAAAAGGTATGGGCCGTCCTCAGTATGACCTATGTTGATGATGTGGATCTTGTCGTCACATGGAATGAAAGCACAGATGTAGCCGGAACCGGAACCACAGCCATAACAGAAGTTTGTCCGATTTGGTATAATATTGATACTGCAACCGCTGACCTTATGGCCAGGGCAACCGATGCAATCACCTTTACCATAGACACAGGCGCAGGCAAAAATCAGCTTTGGATTATGGAATGGGACCCTGCAAAATTCAGCGACGGGTTTGATTGTTTCCAAATCAGAATGTCAGGCGCAGGTGCAAGTATTGTCAATGTTGAATATTGGGGCGAGCCTCGATATCAATCCGATGTTGTGCCAACCGCTATCACAGATTAACCTTTGACCGGGCAGCTTAATCCCTGCCCGGAAAGGATTTTATTATGCAAGTGCGATTAACGCAAGACGGTCAAAAGGCTTTGGGGATTTCAGGCCGTAAAATAGTCATGGTATCTGATGACCGGGCCTTCGCATTGATGTCAAGGGGTTTTGCGGCGCAGGATAAGGGCTTTATGTCTTTGTTTGATGGGCCATTGCCTAAAAAAGAAAAGGCGGAAGTAAAAACAGCCCCAAAACCTGAAAAAAAGATCGAAAAACCCAAAAAAGAACAGGCCGTTTCTAAAAAGGCCAAAAAAAGAGAAACCGCAGTAAAAAAATAACCTATAAAATAGGAGGGCTGACAAATGGCCAACTATGCACCATCCACAAGAGCAAGAATCGCAGATCTTATTACAGGAATGCACGTCAAAACCACAGATGGCGTCTTGGTCGCAGCAAATTTCACAGACACAGCGCAAACAGAGCTTTTTACAGTAGTTGGAAGGATCGCTGTTAAACAGCTTTTTATTGAGATTACTTCTGCGGCAGACGCAAACGCAACTCAGGTCCTTTTTAATTGCACATTCACTACGCCCACAATCGCAGTCAATGCCATGTGCGCCAAATGTGCCAGTATTGCTGCAGCAGGCGCCCATACCCGCATAACTTTTGTAGGCGGCGCAGTCGCAACAGCGGCGGTAATCACGGACAGTGCAGGTTTGACGGATGTCGAAACTGCAAATAAAATTCATATTATCGGCGGGGAAACAGCAGCCGGGGCAAATACTGTTGGCTCTATCGGTATGTTGGGTGATGACGCCACCCAGGCTGCTACCATTTCAGCAACTGCTCACCTTTATTATTATCCCATGTCAAAGGGTGCTTATGCTAAAGCATTGGTGTAAGGTGGTGTTATGACTGTCAAACTTGAAACAAAGATTCAACGATTTAACGGGTTATCGTCTGACGAAAAACCATTGAACCCCCCTGCAGGCTCAACTTTCTTTGAATCAAACACCGGATTTATGTATATCTATAATGGGTATCAATGGCTTCCGAAAAGCTTTATGCCTGATTCAACCGTAAACTATAATCAAATTTCATTGAACCAGGCAGTGTCTACATATGATGTTATGACAGCAACATCACAAAGTCTTTTTATTGACGCTGTTATAATTCATGTCCCGGATAATTTATCTGCCGTTGCTACCTTTACGGGCATAACAGTTCAAACTGATGATGCAGCACCTATTGAAATTTTATCAGCCGCTGCCGGGGCAAAAGCAAAATTAACCGGGAATTTTTACCATGTTTATCGTGGTCCTGCCGTTACAGCAGCTACAAAAAAAATACAATTGACAATTACAGGTGCGACAGCTGGTGCGGGGAAAATTGCAGATATAACAGTTTTGTGGCGGCCACTGGTTGCCGGTGGATATTATTTGAACGATTAACGGGGCTGTTTAATGTCAAATTTTTTTGAAACAGTAGTAAAAAACTTTTCTGGACTTAGTTCAGAAATTAAACCGACAATCGCTGCCGGGAATAATGTTCCTAACGGTTCCCGGTGGCGGGAGGTCGATACAGGGAAGACTTATCATTTTAATTTAGCTGATGACACTTGGCATTTAAAATATGATCCTTCAAATGGAGTCCCACCAACTTATTCAGAAATGACGGCAAGCGGTATCCATGCTGCGGTTCAAAAAGGACAGGCTAACAATTATTTAATCAGACCGGAAATTTTAAATGAATATTGTGAAGCTTTTTCAGACATAGTTGATGAAGTAAATGCCACAACTATAGTTGGTCAGATTTTTAAAGCTTCAAAAGACAATATTAATTCTATCATAATCACGTTAGATTCCGCAGAAGCTGCATCTGTTGATGATTTTGAAAGTTATGCCGATTCAGCAGCGTTGAGATTAAAATGGGTTAAATCGGGAACTAACGAAGCAGATTTAGAAACGACAATAGTTGCATCTGGCGGATCCACTAAAGCAATGCGCTTTAAAATGGATGTTTCAAATGATTCCTGGATTTATACTTTAGCTGCACCTACAGATTTCACGGAAGCTCTTGGGGCTTTTGACTATTATCAAACGAAGGAATATGACAAAGCGAAAGCATCTGTTTTTATTGGAGATGGGGTAAATACAAAATCATATTCATTGGTTATTCCTTTTAAAAATCAATGGGACAATTTTGAAATTGACGAAGCTGCCATGACAGAAGACGGGGGCGGTACTACAGATGTCACAGCAATAACACAAATCGGTTTTAGGATTGATGATAAAGAAATCGGTGATTTTGGCTATGTCGATAATTTAAAGACATTCCCTCCACCCGGAGAAATTGAATTAAAATTATGGGATTTTGGGACAACAGAGCCTGTTGCTGGTGTTGCTGATCTGGATGGTGCGACGCAATATACCGAGCTTGGGGATCGTGGGAAGGGTGCAGTAACTTCAAGTATTATTTTGTCTTTAATTGGTGGTAAAAGACATTACCATCTACATGATTTTGTGGCGGGAGTAGCTAAAGGCGAAACAGGGAATACTACTTTAACCATTGATAATTATTACGCAATCACCCTGCATTATGTTGATACAAACGTCAATGTTTATGGGAATAGTGATTCTTGTTATGCTAACGGCTTTGGATTTTATACTCCAGACACAGCAACCGCTATTACATCTCTTTCAAAAGACCTTAGATTTTTTATTTTTTCGACACAAGATGTTTATATTGTCAGGGTTACGTGGGCATTACACACGTCAACTCATTCGGTGGCAGCTCCCGGAGAAAATGCGGCTGTGATGAGGTAACGGAAGGAATTGATGAAAATATAACTGGTATTATCATGACACATATATTCCCACCGGCAACAATGGATCGGGAATTATTATTGAATCCATATTATGTAGAAGATGGTGGGAAATTTGAAATATACTATGAAGATGATTTTACAGATAGTGTGTTTGGTTTGGTAGCTAACATTCAATATAAATACGAACAACCAAAAGTGAATGGGTGATTTATGAAACAACAAATTGTAACACCACCGGCATATTATCCATTGAATCTTGATCAGGTCAAAGATCATCTAAATGTTGATGTGGATGATAATGA